GCCGATTCTTCTACATCATATAATTTCATGCGGGAACGATCAATACCAACTACAAATCTCTTATATTTGGTAGGATCATTATACCTATTTTTCAATTGTTTTACCATTATCTGGCCTAATTCTTCTAGTTCCTCTGTTGAAATAAGAGCAAACATTAAATCAGCCGTGGCAGGCAAACCAAATGATTCCGACGTATCCTCTAGGCCGACATCAGTATTACTGAAACCAGACCTGGTGGTCTGTGTTGCCGACATAATCGGTACATTAAACTCTACAGCAAGGCCACGAAGTTCTTCAGCAATGGCTTTAATGTAGGTGTAACTATTTATACTTCCTCCCATACCTTTCATACGCGAAGAGGCACAAATATTAAGGTAATCTATGTAAATTATGTCAGGTTTAAAGTTTTTCTTCATTTTCAGCTCATTTAGAAGAGCTCTAAAGTGTCCTGTGTGCGCTGCACCAGTAGGATATTCCTTAATAATAAGTTTACCGATGGAGGCTTTTGCAATATTAGCAATCTTATCAGTAAAAACATTCTCTGGTAATCTTTCAAGTTGCTCGATAGGCAAGTCCATTAAGTTAGCATCAATACGTTCTGCAATTCTTTCTTCTGCCATTTCCATAGTAATATATAAAACATTTTTACCTTGTTGCAGAATAGAAGCAGCACAATGACACATAAACAATGATTTACCCACACCGGTTCCTGCAAGAGCAATGTTTAGTGTTTTATTAGGCAAACCACCCTTTGTAATTTTATTAAAGTAATCTAAATCAAATGGTGTTCTGTGTTCTTTAGTGTTATAAAATTTAAAACGCTCTTCGGAATTATCAATATAATCATGTCCGATAGCTTGGTCAAATGATACACCCAGAGCATCTGATAGAATTTCTGGAATGGCACCATCAGTTTTTGAGCTGTCTTGACCATCAATGATTTGAATAGAATCCATGATAGCATTATATACTGCTCTATCACGACACCACTTCTCAGATTCCTTAATTAGGTATTCGGTATCAACGTCTGACTTTGCAGATATTTCTCCGATTAGCTGATTTGCACTATTCAGAAGTTCCTCTGGTGCAGATTGCTTTCTTAACTCAAGCTGTAAGATTTTAGATGTGGGCAGCTTGTTTGTTTGCTGAACAAACTGAACTATCATATCAAATACAGTTTTATGTGAACCTTCGAAATACTCTTTTTTGATGTAAGGTATTACCCTACGGCAATACTCCTCGTTATTGAGGAGATGATTCAGTATGTGCGTCGGTAGTTGATTTGATATTTCCAATGGTTGCCTCTTTGTTTTCTAAGCTGTCTTGAATAAAATATTCCAAAACTGCGCCTAAATAATTATTAAAATCTTCATCACTTTGTAAAAACTCTAAGTCAAAATCTGCCGGATCCTGAATAGCATATGTAAACGATAATCTAGCTTCATCCGTGTCTAGTTCTTGTACAGATACCTTGCCATAAATAACAATGATGTTTCTGTATTTACCACTTGTAAGTTTAACACCATAAAATTCTGCAAAGTCATTATCACCATCATTTTCTACAAGTTTAAAGTCTTTGTCCGTTATATTATAACCCATTTTATCCCTCTTGTAAAGTGCTTTCTAAATCAATTTCTAGCATTGGTTTATGGCCGATTGCATAGTGAGCTTTTAGGAATTCTGCAAAGTTAGTATCTGCAAAGATTGGTTCCCAAAATTCAGCAGTAAGTGTGTCTTTTTCTCTTACCTTAGCTTCCATCTGCTCACCTGTAGTTTGGTCAACTTTTGAATACCAACCCATTGAAGGTTTGGTAACATAACCACCTGCAAGAGCAACTTCAAGGAGGCCTGAGTATTTCTCAATACCACCTTCCCAGCTGACTGTTACTGGAATCTTAGATTTTTCTTTTACAAACCTAGATTTTTCTACATTAATAACAAAGTCATATCCTTTAATTTCTGTGCCTTTCTTATTCTGTCTACGGCCTAGAATCCAGATATTATCGGCAGAATAATAAATGCCTGTGCCACCTGATACGATTGCTTTAGGGAATAAACCCATTTCTTGGTACGTATGGTTAACAGCAAGTAAAGGGATATTCTTCATAGTTAAATAAGGAGTGACCATTCGGAATAGTCCCTTTAGTGCTTTAGCTCTACTCATATCGGCAACTGATTTCTCATTCAAAGCATCTTCTAGTTCTTTCTTAGATGCAAGATTACCAATAGAGTCAATGACTACAATAACTTTATCTTTGCGTTCGATGTTATCCAACTGACCAACTAGATCAAATTTTAGTTGTTCTACATCAGTAATAGGAGTGTGTAATACTCTAGACGTATCAATACCGAATGATTCAAAATATGATTGGGGTGAACCAAACTCAGAATCATAGAAAAGCATAACAGCATCTTTATGTTCTTTCATATAGGCACCAGCCATAAGTAAAGCAAAGCTTGTTTTAAAGTGTTTACTAGGCCCAGCCAAAACTGTAAGTCCAGCAGTTAAACCACCATCAACATCACCTGATAAGGCAATATTAATCATAGGAACATCTGTCTTACACATATCTTTTTCTGTAAAGTAAATAGAATCCTCTAGAACATCTGTTCCTTTAATTTTACTATTCTTTTTTAATTTATCCATTACTGACATTATTTTCTTCTCCTCGGTGATTTACCACCATCATTCATTTGCATTTGTCTTTCTTGCTTTCTCCATCTGGAAATGGCCTCTGCTTTTTTACGTTTTCTTTTGGCAGTAGGTTTTTCATAAAATTCCTTCTCCCTTACTTTCTGTAGAGTTCCAGCTCTTTCTACAGCTTTCCTAAATTTTCTTAGAGCTATATCAAAAGGCATTTCCCTAGGCGGTCTCTTGTCCTTTTTATTTCTATTTGGCCTTGGCCTTAAATCTATACTTGGCATACTTTCTCCTAATTATTAGTATATTATATCACATTCCGTGTGAAATGTAAACCATTATTTTCTTTCATTTTCAGAAATAACTACTCGTTTCCTTAAATCACTCGTAGAAAACCTATGGTCTCTTTTATTGAAATAGAACTCAATGTCTCTTTGTCGGCATAAATCTTTGCCTGTAAATTCTAGATCACGATATTCTTCTCCCATAATCTTAACATCTATTTGATACATTCCAAGAATATCAAGAAGTTCCTTCTCTGTATTATATACTAAAATTTCATCAACATAGCTAATAGCGGCTAGTTGTGCCTGTCTTTCAACAATGTTTTGTACGGGTTGGTTCTTTTCGGGTCTATCAACTGATGGATCATTTTGTAAAGCACAAATAAGATAATCACACTGAGTCTTTGCTTCTCTTAACATAGCAACGTGACCAGAATGAAGTAAATCAAATGTGCTACAGGTAATACCCACTCTATTAGACATTATCTAGCTTCTCCTGATATTCTTCAACAGACTTGGCAAGAAAGAGTTCTTTCAGGTCTTTGATAATATCGAGGCCTTGTTTTGAGGTTAAATATTCTGCTTCGGCTAAGATGTTATCATATTTACCATCAATTCCACCTGAAGCAGTTTTCCATGCAAACCTAAAACCAAAGTGATTTTCAAATTCTTTATGCAAGGAGTTTTCTAATTCGGTAGATGTGTCCTCATTCTCGGTAATTAAATACCTAATAACAACATCTTTTTCTCTACATAAATCATTACTGTCAATATAGCGTCTGACTCCATGTCTGCCCTTAGGGGCACGAATACCACCAGTTCTACCTATAACATCCTTTGCTTTACCGTTATATCCAATAGCTTCGTGGACAATAGAGTCCCCAATATCTTCAATATCCTTTGTTAAAGCAGTCTGATAGCATCCTGGGATTTTACCACCAATGCCATGTTGCTTTACAAATTCCTTCCAAGTGGAACTGTTGGTACTTGGTATCCAAGAAATAGGGTACCAGTCGCTTTTACTTTTAATCAATTCATTCATAATAAACTCCAATTTTCAAATATAATATATTATAACACAATCTAACTGTATTGTAAACCGGTTTCTGCAAGTTTTTTACGGTTATTCATGTGATGTTCTTCTGTTAAATCCTTAGAGTCTCCATAGTATGGGACTGCATGGAACTCGTCAATCATTTGCTGATTAACACTTACTGCATTATCTCCAATAAAAAGTTCACCTAGGATTCTCCCAAACTTACCTTTATCATGTGATACCAGTTTAACATCTTGACCTTCTAGTTTTTCTACTAGGTGAGCTTTACTCGCCTTACCATAAAACTTTTCTTCTAGGTCTCTAGTTCGTGATTCAGGTGTGTCAATACCCATCATTCTCACTCTTTGTTTTTTATAAATCATACCAAAGCCTAAATCAACGTCAACATCAATAGTGTCTCCGTCTACAACTCTGGTAACCTCTACTTTATAAGTATACATTTTTTCTCCTATAATACTGCTTTAATAAATAGCATATCAACAATAACAGCAGGGTTGCCATCTACATCAACTGGCATAGACTTGGACCAATCCAAAAATACTCTATCGCCTTTCTGTATATGCTTAGCTTCTGGGCCAGTCGCTAAAACTAAACCAGGCTTAGCCGCCTTACTTGTTTCTCCTGTTAAAATAATACCACCAGCAGTTGTTTCTTCTTTTAATGTCTCTGCAATTAAGACATTTGTTCCAATCATCTTCATAAAAGTTCCTATTTGTAAAAAATATGTTGGTCTATAGTTGTAACATATTCAAGTTCATCTGCCCAATAAGGCAGTATATAATCGGCATGATACCATAAAGCACCTTCCGTAATGTCAGGATAAGTACTTGTTAAAACCATTTCGGCAATAATAAGTGACTTAGCCCATGTTTTTGAGTCCACAGGTTCATCTGATAACCCATCACAATACCAACTAAATTGA